TGAACCCGATTGACTATACAAATTCTTACGTCTTATATAACCATCTACAAAACTTTTTCCACCATTTGCCATTACTGTTGGGAAGTCATTATCTCCCATAACTATCTACGTCCTCTTGGTAGTTGTATTGCTGGAAAGTCATATTTTCTCTTAGCTTCTTGCTGCTCTGCTACAGGCTCAAATTCTGTTTGATTAAATTTACTTAAAAAATCACTAACTCTATCTCCAACAGGAGTTTCCTGAGATATAGCATTCATAGGATTATTTTTTTCAAAAGCTTTTTCATTTGCTTCTTCATATGGCTCACTAACTGCCATCCCTTGATTCATAGTATCTTCCTGTTTAAATTTAGGATCTTGCATCAAAGCACTATTATCAAAACCAGCACTCATTCCTTTCTCAACTCCTGTAGCTCCCTCTATTGCCTCTCTAAATCTATTAAACATAGTAGGAGGAGCATCTTTTTGAAGTCTCATTATCTCATCCAGTCTTTCTTCTTGAGTTGGCATCCTAAATTGTCCAAATGGATCCTGACCCATGTTTTTCTCTCTCATTCTTTTCTCAAACATGGCTTTTCCAAATCCACTTAAATCAGTAGAGGGCATTTTCTTAATTAATACTGTTTCTTTATATTAACATTCACAAAACTACTAGGGTTAGGAAGTGATTGTATATTATTTTTTTTCGAAATGTACAACCAATTACCCACCCCTACCTCGGCATTTTTTGAAATTTACGTTCTTATATATAAAATAGTAGGTAGGGTTAGCACACTTTTTAACTATACTGTCCTTCAAATCTATTCTCTTGCAATAAGTTTACTATGAACACCCAAGTTTATAAAAAAAATGGGGGTTTTACTCGGCTACGTGTATGTTGAGGATAGGAAGAGAGTGTATATAAAATATTTAACAGTCACATACCTAACCTCACTTTCCCTAGAAGTAATTAAAATAGGCAAAAAAAATTGGGTTTTGGGTGTTCAACGATTGCCATTGCTATGAAAGGGTTCTATACTAAAAATCACCATACCCCCTACTTGCATGCAAACTGAAAATCCTTTTTTATACAATCTTTTGACCCCTTATGATCAAATTAAGTTCGTAAATGCTTTTAAAACAGGACTGAAAATATTAGGAAAAGAAAAATGCTGGTGTATGAAAAAGATAAAACATTCTGCTTTTGAAGGATTTAATACAAGTAAAAAGAATAAGCTTCAATATCAAGGAAGAGATGCGAGAGAATTACTTCTTCATCTAACAGGCAGAGAACCGACTCCAGAAAAATCAATAATCGTAAGAAAAGGATATTGTCAGTCTCCTTATTGTCTCAATCCAGCTCATTATTATTGGGGCACTAGAAAAGATGTTGCTTATGAAAGTGCGTCTATTAATGAAAATAGTATCGATACATTCTTAATAAGTAAGTTAAGAAAGGAAAGTCAGAAGGGTATCAGCAGTAGAAAATTATCAAAGACATATAGACTTCCTTATCATTCAGTACGTAGAATCTGTTCCTATGAGACTTATGAGGATGCTGAGAATAGAAATAATGATTACAATGAGAAAGAAATCTGGAATAATCTTTCGGAAATATGTGAGAAAATATCTTTATCATTTCCTGAAGAATCAAAAAAATACAAACTAAATTTTCTCGTGAATCAACAACTAGAATGTCCTTGGCATATTAAAGATACAAAAACTCACTTAGGTAATTTTGGAATAATGGGCGAATGTCTTGATTGTATGAAGCAAATAAAAAGTGGAAGATGCATTGTGGATGTTAGAGAATTTGATTTTAGATGGTATTGGCAAGTAAAAAGATTTTGGGAACAGGTAGATGTTAAAGATGAAGATTCATGTTGGCCTTGGAAGGGAGCAACAAGAAAAAATAATTCTGAATCTACTGCATATTTTCCTTCTCCTTTTCACTCAGGTAAAACTCAATCAGCTCCACGAGTAGCTTTTTGGCTTAGCAGGGGATATACAGGTAAATATCGAATATTCAGTAAACCTACATGTGAATCATTTTGTTGTAATCCAAAACACTTAACTATTAAAGAACTAAAAGATTTTGAAGAACCAAAAAAAATTACCTCGATTAAACTAAGTCATGACAATATAATTGAATATTACAAAAATAGACAAAAACCAAGCTGCCAAAAATGTCCAGATTCTTAACCACAATACCAAGTAATACAGGCTTTGTTAATTTAGGACTTGTAGAAACTTATCCAACAGGTGGTGGTGGACCTACAGCTTATGGTCCTACTTCTTATTTCGGATCAGATCCATTACCAGCTGAACAAGGAGATAATTTAAATAATCCTATAGATTTAGGTGATTTTTCATCTATATTTAAATCTTTTGTAATTAAAAATACTCACGGTGGGCTGACAAGAAAACAAACAACTTTTTATAAAGTTAATTTAATAGAACCAAGGTCTGTTCAATTTACCCAAAATTTTTCACAATTCTCATATGAGGAAAATACTAATAGAAATACTCTCCTTGCTTTTTATAGGATACATGCAGATGGAAGAAGAGAAGAATTACCAATAAATGATCAAGGTTATGTATATAAAGAGAGTGCCATTGATTATCTTGATGATGATACTGGATCATTAATAACTGACTATCCGAAAACAGCACTCGATAGAGGTAATTATTTATTTTTAATTACAAATGATATTCGATATATAGAGACTAATTATTCGATATCTATAAATGTATCAATATTGGACTGGAGATTTATCAGAGAACAATTTACTGAATCTATTAACTTTGGATCAATAACAGAGAGAACTATATCTACTTTAGATTTCGGATCAATCTCTTAGACAATATCCATACCACCAGTTTCAGGATTATATCTTCTAGGTAATAAATCTTTAGGATCTTGCTTAGCAAAAGATGGATCTTTAGTAATAGTCGTGGTAGGTCTTCCCTTAGTTTTAGCTAGTTTTACTGCATCTAAATATTCTTTCTTAGCTATATCTAAATTCTCTTTTGCAGCTTCTTTTACATAATCTAAATTACTTTTTGGAGCTGTAGCTGGAGCTGTTGATTTGCCTGTAGTTGCAGGTGAAGTTTGACCTGTCTTCTGTTCAAATGCTCCTTTAGTAGATGTGATATCAAAAGTTCTTGGAGTAGTTAAAAAACTAGTATCAGCTGTGGTCTTTGGTAATGATGATAAATAAGCAGCAGCTGCTAACATATTTGTACCTTTACTTCTAGCTCCAATCTCAGCTGGAGTTCCTACTTCGTCATATCTCTGTTGTTGAATTTTACCAGTCTCTTTCTCTATTCTTCCCATCTGCTCTGCTAAGTCTTTAAAACTTTTTTCAGGTATTACAGATTGAAACTGTTGAGGTTTAGTCTCAGCAGGCATTATCACAGTAGGTGCTGATGGTTTACTTCCACCCATTTATTTTTTGAAATTACATTCTACTGTAATTCTATCTGTAACAAACTCGTACAAATGAGTACCACCAATCCAAAGCATAGGAGCAAGAATTAAAATTAAAAGTAATTCAGCATAAGTAATTGGACGACGCATGATTAAAAAATATCTCTTCTCAATTGATGTTAGCTAAGATTGGGAAGATTTTCAAAAGTAAGCTATGTTTTAAAAAGATACATGTAATATGATCCTCAGATGCCAGTAGAAATAACAGAGGATTGGTTAGATATTTTAGATACTACTAATTATGCTCCTCTAAAAGACCCTGATAATACATATCAAAGTTATAGATTTAAAAATTTAGATATTCAATCTGTAACCACAAAAAATTACAGAAAAAAATTATGTGATTCTTTAGTAGAACAAGTAGAAATATTTATACCTCCATCAGGTAGTTTTTCTAATGCAGATTTAAGAAGGTATTTAGATCTCATTTCAGGATATGAAACTAGTACAACTGATCTAGTATTAGGGCTTTCACTGGCAGATCAAATAAGAATTACATTTAGTGATATGAAAACTAGCACTATATGTGATAGATATCCAGAAATTAATCTTGCAGAAAAAAGAAGATATAGATGTGTTGCTGAATATTTAATTAGACAAGGAGAACTGGCTAAATTACGAGATGAAAATGGAAAATTAATTAAAAAAATAGGAAATATGCAAAAGGCAGTAGTATTATATCGACCTTTACCAAAACTCTTAGAAACACTAAGGAAATCGGGCTTAGCTAAATTTGTAAAAATTGACAAAAAATTAAAAGATAGTAAGAATATAGAAGAGGCAAAAACTAAATGACTAGCAGAAGAAATCAATTATTAAAAAAACTTATTAGTGCTGCGACAACTGAGGATGAGAAAAAATTATATCAATTAACAATTGAAAGAATTTGTGCAGATATGTGTGAATTTTATTATAAGTTTTATCATAATGATGGCCCAGGAGTAATTGTCTACGCACCTGAACAGAAAGATGAAAAGAAGTCAATGTTCTATTTACCTATAGACAACCTTAAAATTGCTATTGATGACTTAAATAAATCTGATAATAAAGGTGCTGCTGATGTCATGAAAAAAGCTATATTAAGAGCAGAAAAGGTAGATCCCGATAAAGAAGCTATATTTATAATTCAAGATTCTAAACAAATGTCCCTAATTCATTACAAAAAAGATTGTGAGGGTGCAAGTTTTAAAATGATGTGAACAACAGGCCATATCTTTCTAAACAGATAAATGATTTAACTGATGATTGGCTTACTCCATGTGATTATCTACCTTATATAGATGCATTATTAGGTGATATTGATCTAGATCCATGCTCAACATATAGTGCGAATGTAGAATTTTTAAGAGCTAAAAAAATATATACTCCTAAAGAAGATGGGCTAAATATAGACGATCCTTGGACTGGTACTGTTTATTTGTTTCCTCCAACAATAGGAAGATGCTCCTTTTCTCAAGAAAGAGGTACTTGGAGGTGGAGTGTAAAAGCTGGAGTAGGAGCAAAAGCTCCAAGCGTTATATGGTTTAGAAGATTAGTTAGAGAATGGAAATTAAGAAATATTAGAGAAGCATTATTTTTTTCTACCTATCCTGAAATGTTAAGAATATGTCCTGAAATGTGGGATTATCCTGTCTGTTTTCCAACAGATAGAGCAAATCTTATACATGGAAAGGGAATGTACGTTATATCTCCTCCTGTTCACTGGGGATATTTTGTATATCTACCTCCAATAGAACTTGGTTTCAATCAAACAGATAGATTTGAAAATATATTTTCTAATATTGGAAAGGTTATATGTTAATTATCTCTAGGAAATTCTTGATCTTTTATTGTAGTTGGTCTTGGAAAACCATTTTCATTTAAATTATTTGCAAACCTTTTTAAAAAGTTTTTACTAGCAGCAGAATCCACACCTGGCCTAACTCCACGACGTTCTTTACTGATATCTGTTTGAGGATTCAGTGACTTATAAAACCTGTAACGATTGTCAACGTCGTAACTACTAGTAAACTTACTCATAGAGACATTCTAAGAGGAATTAACATGGCTATGTCAGAATCAGAAACTAAGATTAGTACAGTTTGCGATGATATTAAAGAACTTTTAATTCATAAAAATAGAAAATATGGTAATTCTGCTTTGAAACCTTGCAGAGTTTTTAGTAAAGCATCACCAGTAGAACAATTATTAGTAAGAATTGACGATAAATTAAATCGAATAATGAAAGGTGCTGGACTTCTTGCAAATGATGAAGATGTTGTAAATGATTTAATTGGATATTTAGTATTGCTTAAAATAGGAATGAACGATGAAAAAAATCAAAAAATTATTGATATGGGAAGATCAATTTATGGTGATGGCTTAAAAGCAGAACCATTATCAGAAATATTTGAAGAAGGTTACAAATCAGTAACTATTCCCCTTCATCAAAAACCAATACCACAGGAGGATGACGATGGAGTATAAAGATTTAATTGACAACTATACTCCTGAGCTAGAGCTACTTGATGCTTTGGATTATCTTAAAGATCAACCTTGGCTCGCTTCGGAGATCCTAGACTGCTTGGCTTCTCGTTCCAGTAACGAAAAAACCGACGTAAAATCTCTCCTGAAGGATCAAATTCTTTAAATTTTTTCTCTAAATACTCAATACCTTTTATTTGATTAGAAGATCCATTATAAGTTTCTACTAAATTTAATAAACAAGCCTCAGTATGGCATTCATGACGGTAAAAGGTAGGTATTTCTTTATCTGCAGCAAAATACATATCTAACTCTGCACGTCTTCTAGCTACCATAAGATCGCCTCCTGACATCCAGTAAGTATTTATAAATGGACTCCATTCTTTAATAATTTTAGTTTTAGAGGAATAACTGTTTATGAGTTCTAATAATTTACAGTTTTTAAATGATTGAAGACCAATGCTATGGGCAAAGCTCAAAATTGCTGCCCTTCTGTTTATATTTAGATTAACGTATACATAATCTTTTAATTTTTCTGAAAATTCTCTTAAATCTAAAAAAAATTGTTTATCTATTTGTTCTTGAGTGGCTTTATCTTTAGATGTCAAAGCATGTCCATTAAGTTCTTTACTTCCATATCCAATTTTCCAAGACTCTTCTCCAAAGTCTTTATATGCAGCATATTTACCTAAACCAAGAAAAGTTCTTGCTGAGGTATAAGATTTAGTAAGTTTATATCCTTTTTCTGAAAAAAAATAATACTTAGGGAACGTCAACAGTGCCGTTGTAACTCACTTCAGAATAACCATCATATGTGAGTAAAACAACATAATCTTTTGAAGCGTTAGTAACTGTAATACCTACTGCTCCTTTCCCTCTGCCAGCTTTTTCTATATCAAAAAATCTTTGATACCCTGCAGGAGAACTACTACCATCAAAGGCATCTTTTTGAAATATTTGAACATTTCGAATACCTGATGTCTTCTCAAGATTTACTATGATGTTTCCTGTTCCTCCAGGGTTTACTTCAAAACCCCTTACATCATCACTTTTATCTCCAGTGGTTGAACCACCTACGTATGAAATTTCTGATCCAGCATTAACACTGAATGTATCAAGGGTTCCGTTAATTCTTCTTGTAGCCATTGTTTTTAAGAAATTTGACCTTCAGTTGAGAGCTGAAATTGAATGTCTGCATCTATACCATGATCTTTCATAATGCCATAGAACATCTGACGATCTAATGCTTTTTGATGTAAAAGCTCAATAAATGCTTCTTCTAACTCTACTCGGTCTAAAGTTTGGATTGCGATAGCAGCAGCATGAATTGCAAATTCTTGATCTACTGGGAGGTTGACATCCATATAATTTAAAACCTTTATACATATATTACCAATAGTGAATTAAGGAGCAACACTATACAGTGTTCAAGATCTAGTATCTACAGTGAAGTTAGGAATGTCAGGAATATCGTCATCAATACCAGTCTTGTTTAGATTTCTCGACTCTATAAACTCTTCCAAATGTTTCTTGGGATCTGTAGCTGGGGTCATGGATTCTTACATTTCTTTTTAATAACACAGAACTAACACCATAACTGCTACCAAAAAGTATCATAAAACTAACAGCAATAGTGGTCATTTGTAATTTCTATGTTTCACTGTATTCTAAGACTAGTAAAACTTTGATATGACATTAGAAGACCTTGTCAGACACTTCATAGAAGCATCAATCAGCGGAGCTAGTAAGACTCAAGTTACTAGAAAATTCAAAGAAACATATAACTTAAATGAAAATCAAGTAAAAAAATTAGAATATTTAGCAAAATTTAAGAAAAAACCAAAAAAAATAAATTATAAAGAATTTTATAAAAACAATATTACTAAAAAAACTCAAAGAATATATTACCCTTTTACTCAGTTATATAAAAAAGAAAATTTTTTATCAGATCATGAATGCGAAAGATTAATTTTCATGATATCAAAGACTCTTAGACCTTCTACTGTTGCAGATAAAGGAGATACATGTCTTGTAAATAATTACAGAACCAGTAAAACTTCTGATCTAAATTACTTTACTGACCCTTTTTATTTAAATATTGATAAAAAAATAGCAAATTTAATGAATCTAGAACCATTTTTTGGAGAGACAATGCAAGCTCAAAAATATGAAATAGGTGAATATTATAAAGAACATTATGATTTCTTTTCACCTTTTAATCATGAATATAAAACCTATTGCGAATGGATGGGACAAAGAACCTGGACAACTATGATTTATTTAAATGATGTAAAAGAGGGAGGAGAAACTTATTTTAAACATCTAAATTTAAAAATAAAACCAAAAAAAGGCTTATTAATAGGATGGAATAACTTATATATTAATGGATTTCCTAATTATAAAACTATGCATGAAGCCTTACCACCACTAAAAGAATCCAAATACATTATTACTAAGTGGTGGAGAAGCTGGAGTCTTATTTAATTACCACTTAACTTTATGTGACCAATATCTAGCTGAGAACTTATCAGGATTTGGATCCTGTGCATTATGTCTTGCATAATATGATTTCTTTCTAGCTTTGTCTTTTGCGGACTTTGGATTCTTACCAGCCCCTTTAACACCTTGTTGTCCAAATCTAATTATTTTTTCTTTTCCGTCTTTACAAGCTTTTACGACATGAGACTTTGTCTTATGACTTGGAGTCTTCTTTGGCTTATTACATTTCAAATGTTCTTTTGAAAGTTTTTTAGCTTTTGCTCTCTTCGTTTGCGATGACATCCTCTTCTGTCTCGTACTTGTATGTCAGTGTTGATCTAAGATGCCACTGATGTTTTTTGTGCTCTCGACCACGATCAGCTGCCATATCTTGAGTGAGATCATCACCAATCATACCAGCATACTTTGCTAATTCTTCAAAAAGACTAGCAAGTACGTTGTGAGCCACACTTAATTCTAAGATAATTTTATCTTCATCATATGGATTACTCATATCTATTTCTTGCATTCTAGTCCGTAATAAATTCTCAACTCCAAGAGGTGTCATTACATTTATCGATCTAGCATGCTCTGCAATGGCGTCTACACCTGCATGCATTTCATCTTGTATATCTCCAGTTAAAAGATGTATTTGATAAAATTTAGAGCCGTTTAAACCCCAATGAACTAATCTGGTTGTTTCCAAAACAAATATAGAATCTCTTAAACACTGAATGACTAGATCATTAACATATGCTCTGTCCTTTGGATTTACACTGTCCATTAAAGAATTTTTATAGTACCTTTCTGTACCTTAGCTCTAATACTTTGATCTTCGCTACCCTCAGTTCTAGCAAGAGCATCTGGCATACGTGCCTTTTGTAATTCAGGCATATATTCCATAATCTTTTGACTCTTGTCTTTTAAGAATGCTTTGGCTTTAGCTTGAGATCCATCCGATGTAGAAATCATTTGTTATGTACGGAGTAGCTTTATCTGAAGATACAAGCTTAATAGGGGCACTATTATCTTCTATCCAATGCTTTATTTTACCAAGTCTTTCCTCTGAATAATAAGAATTAGATGTATTATACCAATCTTCAAGTAATACAGATCCTTTTGACCTATTACATTTGGAACAAGAACAAATCATATTTGATTTAACATTATGACCACCTTTAAACTTTGGGACTATGTGATCAATAGTTGCAGACTTCACATCTAAATCTTTATCACAATATGCACACTTCCATTCCCATGACTCAAATATTGACTGTCTAAATTTTCGTCGAGCATTGCGAGGAGATAGTTCAATTAGGTTGACTAGTAAATCTTGCTCGCAATTAATCATA